AGTCATTCTTTTGTTTAGATCTTGTAGACCTGAGGGGCAGAAGGTGATGCTATCAACTGCCATCTTCACACCTTGTGAAAGTGACATGTCACCAACTGGACCTAAGACACCACCCTTATAAAATCCTTTTGGATTATAAAGATAGTAGTCAACAAACGTTCCATATTCATACTCAAGCGCAGTGCCTTTAATTGCTGCACGAGCAAGAGAATCTTTTGGAGTATTGTCAATTTTTTGACGGACCTTCTTGATCTTCATCGGATCAATATAACGAAGTTCCATAATTCCTTTCTTGGGATTATCTAAATCGATAACCTTGTGGTAGAATAATCTACCATCGATATACCAAGTTCTAACAATCTCGTGTGCGCGATTGTCAAAATTCAACAGACGTTTGATATACTCAAACTCATTACGAATTTTGTTTTTGATACCAGCACCCATTGGTAGATTATCAAGATTGATCTCTACGGGAGTGTCGTGTGCATCGCTAACAATAAATTCATTCACCACCTCGTCAACAGCACTGTCCACCTCAGGGTGAATTGCCATATCACGGTAACGGCGGATCATCTCAAACTCATTACGAGCTTGATTGTCCGTATCTACATATGTTCCATAATACCCGCCTGCCGCTACGGCAATGGGTTCATCAGCAGAAGGAGGGACGGGGGATTGACCCCTCTGCCCCTCCTTTCTGTTAATCTGGAAGCCAAACAGTTGACTCATGATTAATCTACAATAGTTGAGCGTTCAACTATTTATCAGACTACGGGAGTGTCCGAAACTGAATCTCTGGTAGAAGCTGCGATAGTAGATCCACCATTACCCTTTGCAGCAGTAAAGTAAGAATACTGCCACTCAACTGTGAACTCTTCAATCTGATCATTGCTATCATAAGCAAGTTCGATTGGAGAAACGTTAGTTGGGAAACAATGGTGCAACTGATATGTTCTCAGTGCAGCACCAGTTGTAGTGTTGTCCTTCTCTAGTTGCGTGACAAACAAGTTTGCCATGTAACCTTCAGATTGACCATCAGGAAGGAAACGATCAGCGGTGTTAGCCTCGTGAGTGTTGATGCTATTTGCCCATGCTTCAAAGAGAGCACGGATCTTGAAGTCCTTATCGTTGAAGAAGGTTGCAGTCCAGGTATCGAAGGTTCTATCACCTGCGATCTTGACTGTTCTTCCTCTGAAAGGAACTTCGATAACACCTAGGTTAGAACCTGGGAGAGCAGCAGCCTTACACAGAATTGAAGAAAGTTCAGTCTGTGGGATTGCAATACCAGATCCTAGGTCATTAGCAGTGTTTGCTTCTGCGAGTGCAGCAGTAAACCCAGCGGGGAAATTGATATCGACATTGAACATATTGGGCTTCACGCCCTGTCCAATTACCGATAGAAACGAACTTACGTTTGAAGTTGCCATTTGTTTAGTACCTCGTTATGTTTTCTCTATTATTAATTATCTACCGATGACTTCACTGAATTCAACGCCAGTCTTAGTTGCGGTAACTGTAACTGTGACGTAGTTAATAGAGCGAGTTGGTTTTACAAAGATCTCAGCGACAAACTCGTTTCTGTCAATAACTTCAGGAGTGTTATTACTGTCGTCACAAACAACTAGGAAGTCGGTAACGCCTCTACGTGCTTGAACTTCAGCAAGATAACCAGATAGTGCAGCGTTGAATGCACCACGGGTGATCGTGTCGTTTTGTTCAAAGAGTACGCTTTCTGCAAGTCCTCTTGCTCTCTTCTCAATGTTGAGGAAGAGACGACGAACGTTGATACGATCGAATGCAGAAGGAGATGCTAGTGCAGTCTTATCTCCAAAGAGAACAGGACCAGCACCAGGGAAAGAAACGATTGGGTTAATTGCAGCAGTGTATAGATCATCACGCTGTGCTTTGTTGGGATTGAATGCCAACTTGACAGCGTTCTGAATACCACCACGGTTTAGACCTGCAGGGGAGAACCAATCATCAGAAATTCTCGATGTAGAAACACAGAGACCAGCAACGTCGCCGTTGCAACCAACATAACGGTACTTATCGTTGAAACGATCATAGACATACTTGACACCACTGTCTTTGATAACATAAGAGCTGGATCCAATTGTATCCATAAACTCTAGAGTGTTTGCAAGTTGCTGAGCGGGAGTTAGACCAGCACCACCAGAAGATGCTACTTGATCTCCAGTCCAAGGAGAAACGAATGCGATGCAGTCCTTTCTGCTGTTTGCAATTGCTGCAACTGCTGCTGCTTTTGCACGAGTATCGGTTTCGTTAGCAGCATCTCCACCCATTAGAACAAAGTCGATTTCTGTTTCTTCGGTGTCGAGGAATAGATCATATGCTGCTTGTACTTCACCAGAACTATATGCATAGTCATCAGCACCACCAGATAGAGCACCACCTGCGGTAGGTAGAATTCTTGCGAGTTCTAGTGGAGCAGCAGAAGTAGCACCGTAAGATGCTGCAGCAGCACCAGGATCTTCACCAGCAGTTGTAAACTCAGCAGAAGTTAGTCCAGATCCTGCATAAACATAACCAGAATACTCGTTAACATAATCCTTCCAATAGGTGCTAGCACCTTCAGGAGACTTAGCGTCAGATAGTTTGGAGAGATATGTTAGTCTCTCAACGATGGTATTTGTGCTCTCGTCAACAACTGCAACGTGAACTTCATCAAACGAGAGATAACGCTCGGATGCATAAGCAGAAGTGCCAGGACGAGGACCGATTGCCTTGTAAGTTAGACCTGTCGAAGCGATGGTCTGTGCATTCCAATCAGAATTGGAGAATGCAACAGCAGTATCACCAGCAGCAGGAGTAGGAGCAGCGGTTCCTTTGATAACTCTAACAACAGTTGTGCTTACAACTTCTACAACTTCATGTCCAACAGAAGCGTCATCTGTGTATGTACCACCAACCGATAGTCCATGAGCAGATGCGGTTGTGACAGTGTAATCAGCACCACGGTCTACGATAACAACGCGAAGATTGTTACCAGCAGCACCTGCATCTCTTGCAAGGAACTTCTCAGAAGTTGCGCCGCCATCAAAATCTTCTTTAGTTCCAACTAGAACACCAGCTCCAGATAGAGTGGCGTTTAGTACACCAGTGGCAGCACGAACAACTGCGAGTTGACCACCGTAACGGAGGAACTCAGATGCTACCAACCAGTCGCCAGCATTAGCATCGACTGGTGCTCCGAATGTGTCGATCAGTTCTCTTTCAGAACCAATGTTTGTAATTTTGCCTACGGGTCCCTTTGCAAACGAGGAAGCAATAGCGCCACGGATAGCACTAGTACCAACTAGGGTTGCATTGGAAAAATCACGTTCTCTAATAATAACACCAGGCGAGACTTGACTTGCCATGTAATTTTACCTCTTAGATATCAAATTTATCTAAAAGTATTTAGAAATTCCTCTTGTTCAAGGGGGGAAACAATGCACGAACACACTACCAGTCAGGATATTCCCATCTATCTAAAACCCTATCTGCCATTCTGCTAGCAACTACTCTTATGATTGTGCATTCTTTACATTCATATGAATAACCAGATGGAAGATCTCTCTTTGATTTTCTGGTCATGTAGAAATCTTCAATCAAACTTTTCTTCTTTCCACATGTTCTACATTGCCTCTCTTTGAAAAGAAGATGTTCCAGACTGAATTGATCCCCAATATCCATCAGTAGTTCCACATATAGCTAACTTCTTCTTGGGTGTTTCCATATTCCCACAAATTGCCATCTGCATCAACGAAGGTATCGTCGCCCATACCATCATCAATAAACCCAAAAGGAGCCATGTCTTGCTCAATCTGATTACGTTGCTCTTCATAGATCCTCCTTCTGATATCCTGATCAGTCATCTCTTTGAAGTATTCCTGCATGACTAACCATGCAAAGAGAACCATACACATTACAAGGTCATCATGGTATCCTTCATCTGCTTCCCATGCTTGCTTCTTCTGCACGAATGTGGTAAGCTCTTGGAAAATTTGGAAGTCGTTGAAGAGTAGTTTGTCTTCTTCAATAATTGCTTTGAGGTTAGCGCAACCAATCTTCTTCACAGTCACGCTCATCTTGACACCTAGTTGTGTTTTGTTTCCTGAGAAACCTTGTCCGACGATCTGACCCGCTCTGCCACGCATAGCACACATAAGGACGTTAGGATACTCAAGATCGTAATTGAGAGTTGCAGCAATACTATCACCGATATCATTGACTTCTACCAGAACGTATGGATTATTATATTCTTTACAGACTTGAAAAATTACTGAGGGAAACAATACAGGTTTAATCTCATTATTTCTGTATTTCGCAACGATCTTATACGGCATCGTGGTGATATCAAACACGATGAAAGCACTATAGTCGCCACCAATTCCTCTGGCAACGTCCACAGTAATAATATATTCGTGATCCTTTTGCACTCTCTCATACACGTCAAGTCCTGCATTGCTAGCGATGGGGTCTGCGAAAGGAATAGTTTGTAGTTTTGCTGGACTAATCAAAGTGTCAGCAGATCCAAGAAAGTCGCACTCAAACTCTTGAGAGAACTGCCGTGGAGATGTGTTCTTAATTGTTTCTTCTTTCCACTTGGCATCCCTTCCTGGGACCTGCGACCAGTGGACTTCGTTGGTGACGTAATCATTCTTACCTCGTCTGGCATCCTCCCACATCTTGTAGAAGTGGTTCATACCATTCGGCGTTGAGATGATTATGACTTTCGTTGACTTACCAGAAGTAATAGTAGGATAAACAGAGGCAAAGAATTGCTCCGCAACATGGTTTGGAACGAAGGCGAATTCGTCGAGGAAGAGAATGTTAAACGACATGCCTCGGACAGCACTTGCAGACGTAGAAGCTGCCAATATCTTACTGCCATTTTCTAACTCCACATTACCTTTGTTCCATACCAGGATACCATGCTGCATCCACTTGGGCAAGTTCTCGTAAGCAAGTTGTAATCTTCCTAGAAGTTCCCTAGCGGTAGATGCCTTGTTTGCAAGAATACCAATGTTAACGCTATCATAGAAAATTGCATAATAAAGAAGATAAGCGACAACCGTAGTAGACTTTCCTGTCTGTCTTGGGAGCTTTGCGATGTTGAATCTGTTTTCATGAAAGTCTCGCAGAATTTCTTTCTGAAAGTCATACATCTTGAAAGGCACCAAACCTTCATCAAGAGAGATGATCTGAATGTAATTCATAGCAAAATAGATAGGATCATTCTTACATTTGATCCATTCATCAATTTGCTTTTTTGTAAATTGAATTGGGGTTCCCGCCTTCTTCAGGTTCGGGTTGCCCAAATATACATCATTACTAGTTGCCACAACAATCAGATCACTACTGACTATTTATC